ATAGCTCTTATCACAGATGTAATCGCAGGAGACTCTATGTCCGATGAATCTGCTGAAGATCGTCAAGGCTGTGTAGATAGAAACGTACAGCACCTTGAACTGATGGTAGCCAAAGAAGATTGGAACGACGAAGACATGACCGCAGTTGAAGCAGCTATCAGCGCAGGCAATGGCTACACAGCCTCTTAAAAGGAGCATAACAAATGCCAAATACAAAAGTACCCATAGAACTTTCGAGTACTCCGGGGATTATAGATAATTCTACTGTTACAGCAATTACAATTGATAGCGCAGGAGCGGCGACGTTTAGTGATGACGTGGGTATTGGTGTTAACCCTTCATACCAGCTCGATGTTTATGATACTGCTGCTGCTTTTGCGGCTAAGATTAAAAACTTTAATGGCAGTGATGCTGGCGGCGGTTTGTGGATAGATACCCGCTGGAATACTGCGGGTAACAGGCCATTGAAGATTACTTCAAACAATGAAGGCACAAGCATTTTTGAAGTTACTGGCAATGGAAATGTGGGTATTGGTACGAGTAGTCCTGCTACAAACCTACACATACAAAGCGCGTCTGAACCAGCTATTACGCTTTTCCACACAGGCATAATGGCTTCGCAGATTGGTTTAGATAGTACAGGTTCTTTAACCTTTGGCATTGACGGCTCTACTGGCGCAACAGAACGCATGCGAATTGACGCCAGCGGCAATTTGGGTGTGGGCGCGGTTCCTAGTGCGTGGGGATCTAACTATCTAGGATTGGATGTAGGCTCTGCTGGATCGTTTTGGGGAACTAGGTCAGGTAACACGCTCGTAGCAATGAGCGACAACAGTTACTTGAACGGATCTTCTTATATCGCACGAAACACTGGAGTAGGCTCTAAGTATTATCAAAACGCTGGAGCACACTATTGGGACACTGCTGCAAGTGCAAGTGCAGGGGCCGTGCAAACAAATAGTACTCTTATGCAGCTTACCGCTTCCGGCGATATTTATTTGGGAAACACTACAAGTTGGAGTATCAATGGAACTTTAGGAAATTTAGTAACTGGCCCACATTACACTCGTTTACCTACTGCAAATGGTTTGTATTGGTCGTCCTCTGTTAATACAAGCAACCAATACATTGTGCAAAATAATGCTGGTAATGGTGTATATATAGCTTATGGCGCAACTTCATGGTCAAGCACATCTGACGAACGCCTAAAAGATATAATTGAACCAATCACAGATGGTTTAGAAAAAGTTGCAACTTTGAGAACTGTTATTGGTAAATATAAGACCGATGAAGAAGAAGTCAGGCGACCGTTTTTAATGGCGCAAGATGTTTTTGAAGTTTTGCCAGAGGCTGTTGATCAAAGCAATCCAGACGCATGGGGTTTATCAACTCATGATTTAACACCACTTCTCGTGTCTGCATTAAAAGATGCAAAGAATCTTATCGAAGCCTTAACCGCCCGAATCGAAGCCTTAGAAGGAGCATAAACAAATGGACTACCTATTAGATTTTTACATTTTTGCCACATCGCTGGTCACGGCGGCTAGTGTCCTTGCGAACTACACTGACACTCCACGGGATGACGCATGGGTTGCGAAGGCTTACAAGCTGATGGAGACTTTTGCATTCTTGAACAACAAGGCGAAACAAAAATGAACTGGAATATTGCACAACTCGAACGAACTGTCGCTGATGGCGGCGTGACCATTGCACACTGGAGAGTTTCAAAGACTGACGGGGAATACTCAGCATCATCTTATGGCACATGCTCATTCACGCCTGATGAATCTGCCGAAGATTTCGTAGCCTTTGAAGACTTGACCGAAGAAGTGGTACTGGGCTGGGTGCAAGCGACGATGGACGTTGAGGCTCTTGAAGCGAGCTTTGATGCGAATATCGAGTTGCAGAAGAATCCGGTTAATGCTAGTGGGTTACCGTGGTAATTGTTTTAAACTGAAGAGGAAGCCTCAGCTATGCAAGAAGAAACTAAAGCAGTAGTAGATGTATTGGCTATCGGCGGTACATTAGGAACTGTAGCTGGGGTACTTCCACCTTTAGCAGCGTTAATTACTATCATCTGGACTTGTTTAAGAATATGGGAAACAGATACTGTTCAAAAGCTTTTAAAAAAAGATTAGCTTTTTATATGTTTTTAAGCTATAATCAAAAGTATGTTTATAATATATAAAGATAATAGTTATGGTATTTTATGTCCTATACTAACAGTTGAAACTGATATTGAATATGAAGAAGTATATTTAAAACATATCTTTAAAAACTTAAAAGATAGTATAACAAAACCTTACAGGCTGTACAAGAACAATGATCGTTATTTTTTAACAGAAGAAGATAATATTGTAGTTGGTATTAAGACACCTGAGACTTGGGTAGTGACACAGTTATTTGCTTCTGCTGATGATACAATAAAAAACTATTTAAAAGGATTATAAAGTATGGCAGCAGGTTGGGGTCTTGGAGGACAGTTAAGTGATGGATTTCTTACAGGAGCTACAGTTTTAAATGTAGGTGACTGGAGCAGATCTACAGTTGCTAATGTTCCTACGACAACCACTGCTAATTTAAGTAATAATAGCTCTAGTGGTGGTAGTAGCAGTAGTGTTGTTACAAACTCTAAAGGCCAAGAAGTAGACGCAGCTGGTAACGCTATTGTTAATACAGCAACTCTTACAAACAAAAAGGGTCAGGAAGTAGACCCTATGGGTATTCCTTTTTCTACCTCTACAGAAGATACGGTAACTGCTGCACCAGCTACATCAGTACTTGGTGCTGGAACAGGGCCTATGGCAGGTGGTTATACAGAAGCTAATCCTAACTTCTCACTAGCACTAGGGGATTTTGTAGGTAATACTGGTGAAAATAGTTATACTTTTGGCGGCTATGGTGCTGGCGCATTAACCCCAAGCTCTAATTCGTCAGCTACTCCCGGTCCTTATTCCGGCGGTTATAATTCTGGCATTTCAGCAGGTACTGTATATGCAGGTGGAAATAATACATTTAATGAATCAGCAGGCAGTGTTTCTTTTAACTCAGGTGTAGCTAACAATAACGTAGGAAGTAGTAATATGAGTGAACAATATAATGTGGAATTTAATTTAACGCCAGAACAAAGAGCAGCAATAAGAGCAGGAACAGGAGCGGTCGCATCAGAAACATCAGAAGAAGAAAAAGCAGCTATAGCAGAAAAACAAGCAGCAGATAAAGTAGTGCGTGATAGGGCAGCAGCTCAAGCAGCCGCAGGAACAGCCCCTAGAGAAGCGGTAAAAACAGATGCTAGTATTCAAACAGCTGCTGGTGATATTCAACAAATAGGTGAGCTTGCTGGCGTTGAAGCTCCTAAAGCTGTTGAAGCTGTTAAAACCACATTGACAGAAGGTGAAGTAGCGCCAGCCACTACTGCACAAGAAGTAACAGCACAAACTTATGAAGCTGCTAAAGCTGGTGACACAGGGGTTACAGAAGCCGCTAAAGGTGTAGTAAGTCCAGAAGCTATTGCAAAGGTTGAAGAACAAACAGCACTAACACAAGAAGCTATTGCAGCAGAAAGAGATACAGCTGCTGAACAGGCTGCTTTAGGTGTTGCAGCTACAAGACCAGAAGCTAAAGACTATGCAACAGGTATAGAAACTGATGAACGCTTTCAAATTATTCAGGCACAAGATCCAGCAGTAGCTACACGTATTGCTGAAACAATGTCTAAAAGAGAACAACAAGCTCTTCTTGATATTATCTCTACTGAAGGTGTTAACCTAGAAGATATACCAGAATATCTATTAGCTGCTACAAGAGAAGCTCAGACAGGTGAAGCTAAGACACGAATTTCACAAGAACTAGGTGCTGTTCCTTCTGTAGATCTTGAAGGTCGGCAAGCTATTACAGGTACTGTACCACAGGGTGACGCTGCACAGATCGGTGGTATTCCTACAATGGCAGCGGCTGGTATGCAAGCAGTTACAGGTGCAGCCCGTAGCGCAGCAGCAGCAGATATGTTAGCCGTTGTAGCTAATGTACCAGCAGAAGTAAGTGCAGCGTTATCAGAAGACCCAGCAAGCGTTGAAGCTGCTTTAGATAGCGGAGAAGCCCCTGAACTTGTAGCCGCTGTAGCTGCTTTACCTACTGAAGCACTTGTATCTACACAGATGGAACAGCTTTTAGCAGGCATGGAAGAGGGTAAGACTCCTATATGGGCTAGGCCAGCAGTAGCTGCTATTGAACAGCAAATGGCTCAGAGAGGTCTTTCAGCCTCTACAGTAGGCCGTGATGCGCTGTTTAATGCTATCATACAGAGTGCTTTACCGATGGCTCAGAGCAATGCACAGGCTCTTCAGCAACGTGCAGCTCAAAACCTTTCAAATGAACAGCAAGTTAATTTGGCGAATGCTCAGAATACAATGACTATTCGTATGCAGAACCTTGCAAATACTCAGACAGCTTCTTCTCAGACAGCACAAATGGCTAATGAGATTAAACTACAGCAAGGCGCTTTCAAACAACAAGCTATTATTACTAGTGCAGAACAGGCACAGCAAGTAGAACTAACTAACGCACAGATGGCTCAGCAGAAAGCACAGCAAGAGTCTGCACAGAAACAACAAGCAGCTATCTCTACTTTAAGTGTAGGCGCTCAAGCAGATCTTGCAAACCTTCAGTACTTAAATGCTTCTGCATCACAGAATATGACCGCCGAACAACAGGCTAAACTAACTACTTATAATGCTCAAGTAGAACGTATTGTAAGACAAGCAGATTTAAAGCAAGACATGGAAAAAGCTAATCTATCTGCTGAAGTACAAGTAGAGTTAGCTAATCTTACTGAAAAGAATGCAGCAGCTAGAGATACAATGACTGCTGTAAACCAAGAACGTCTTACTAATCTAAATACTTTAGTAGACTTTAAAAAGACTAATGTTTCTCTTGCACAGCAGATGGACTTAGCTAATTTAAATAATGAACAGCAAATGGAGCTTGCTAATCTTTCAGAAAAGGCAGCTACAGATACTGCTAACTTTAGTGCTGCTAATCAATTTAGATTACAAGAGCTAACTGTCTATACAAACATGATGGCTAAGAACGAAGACCTTAGACAGAATGCAGAGATGGCACGTTTAAGCGCCTCTGAAAAAGTTCAACTAGCTAACCTAACTTTTAAAAACCAAGCAGATGCAGAATCTATGAATGCTCAGAATGTTGCTGAGCTTCAGATGTATGAAAAGAAGATGCAGGCTGGTCAAGTCAATGCACAGCTTGCACAGCAGATGGGCCTTGCAAACCTTTCAAATAAACAAGAAGCAGCTATGTTTAATGCTCAGATTAATGGCAACTTAGACATGAAGCAAATGGATGCTAATCAACAGATGGCTATTGCTAATAGTCAGTTTATGCAGACAATGACACAAACTAAGTTTAGTGCTGATCAACAAGCAGCTATGCAGAACGCAGCGGCTATGGCTTCTATGGACATGGCTAATATTGATCAAAGAACTAAGTTAGCTGTAGAAAATGCTAAAAGCTTTTTAGCTATGGATATGGCTAATCTAGGTAATGAACAACAAGCTATTATGTTAGATCAACAGATGTTACAACAACGTTTGTTATCTGATCAAGCAGCTACAAATGCAGCAGCACAGTTTAATGCTACTTCTGAAACTCAAACAATGCAGTTTATGTCTAGTCTAAAGCTACAGGCTGATCAGTTTAATAGTGCTCAGACAAATGCAATGGAACAGTTTAATGTTTCAGAAGCTAATAAGCTTTCAGCCTTAGACTCTGCAAATATTCTAGAAGCTGATAAGTTTAATGCGCAGATTACTACATCAGTAGAACAGTTTAACGCTAATCTTGATTATCAAAGAGATCAGTGGAATGCTGCTAATGCACAAGCTATTGAACAAGCTAATATTGCTTGGAGAAGAAATGCTAACTTAGCGGATACTGCTGCTGAGAATGCAGCTAATCAACAAAGTGTACAGAATAGCTTTGCTCTTACAGCAGCTTCACAAGCTCAACTGTGGCAAGAGATGCGCGATTTAGCTGCTTTTGATTTGAATGTATCTCAAGCTGATCTTGATAGGAAAATAACAGTAGTGCAGTCGGCCCTTCAGAACGAAGCTTTCATGACTAGCACAGATGTAAAAATAGTACAGCAGCGAACAGCTTTGTTTAACATTTTAGATGAGATCGGTATAAATATTTAATAGGAGTTTAAAGTATGGGATTTTTTAGTAAGCTTTGGAAAGGTATTAAAAAGCCATTTAAGGCAATTGGTAAGGCGGTAAAGGGTGCATTTAAAAGCTTTGGCAAGCTTGTTAATAAGGCAGGTATACTTGGACAAGTAGCTATGTTCTTTATCCTACCGGGTATTGCTAATGCAGCTTTCGGTGCTTTAGGGGGTATGTGGGCAGGTGCCGCTAGTAAACTTGCAGGTGTAGCTGGTAAAGGTGTAATGGGTTCTATTGCTAGAGGCGCTGGATGGGTTATGCAGAAAGCCAGTCAGTTTGCTGGTACAGTTAAGGCTGGTTTTAAAACTGTTACTGGTGCTGTCACTGAGTTCTTTGGTGCTACAGGTAGGTACATTGGTGGTAAGTTAGGGATGAAGACAGCCGCAGGTACTGTGATGCCTAACCTGTCTGTAGGAGAAGCTTGGGGTCAATACAGTAATGCAATGGTTAAGAACTTCGATGCTTTTGTAGGTAAAGGTGCTGAGTTTTTAGGTACAAGTAGTGCTTCTTCTGCTGCAACGGCTGCTGTACGCGACTTACCCGTATTAGGTGGGACAGGTGCTGGTGTAGCTGATCTTCCGGTACTGAGCGAGACTGGTGCCGGTTCGTTATCTAGCAGTATGTCTTTTGATGCAGGCACTCCAGCGTTTGGAGGTGGTCTTAGTGGCGGGTTATCAACTCCTACAGTTAGTAATTTAATAACGCCGGTAGCTGCCCCCCAATCCTTGCTATCTCGTGCTGGTTCCTACATAACCGATCTCCCCGGAAGAGCTAAGGAGTATGTTACAAGTGGAGACATGGGTAGAGATGCTCTAGCTAAAGCAGAGGCTTTACCCGGAGATGTAGTGGGTAGTTTAGCAATGAATAAAGTTATGGCGGCAATAGACCCGGCAGAAGAGTACGAGGCTGGGACGGTTTGGGGATCTAATGCAGGTACTTATAGAAGCTCACAAACTATACAAGCTTCACAGGTAGATGACTATACTTCTTTTGCTTCTCAGTATACTATAGGTACTTCTCCTGACGGGATGTGGGGTGGTGCTGTTAACACTAAGAATTATTATGATAGTTACATGCAACAGTTTTCATAAAGGAATATAAATAATGTCAGATTTAGACAAAGCTTTCTATAAAGCAGGTACATCTTTTAAAAGGCCCATACCCGGACACTCTTTAACTAATTCTCCTGATACTCCTCATCCGTTTGAAGGGCCGCCTGTTTATACAAATAGGACAAAGGCTTTAGAGTACTTTTTTGAGCTTTTAACAGAAGAGAATATATATATAAAAGTGTTAGATGCTTTAGAAGACGGTACTACTGTAATGGACATTGTTAAGGTTCTTGTTTACAAATCATTTTCAGAAGGCTTAATAAACCCTGATATGATGTTAATTGTAGCTGAGCCTTTAGCATATATGATTGCTTCTTTAGCAGAAAGGGCTGATGTTGAATTTGTTATCAGCGATGATGAAGATGAAGATGAGCAAGAACCAGCTGGAGGCGGTATGCAGATGTTAAATGATTCTCTTTCTTCTATTAAAAACCCGCAGAAAGACGAAGAATTTCCAGCTGAGCTAAGTGCTAAAATAGAAAATATAGAACCACCACGTTCTTTGTTAGGAGAAAAATAAATGGCTACATCATTAGGACAAGCTTATTCCATTTTAGGGTCTGCTCAAGGAGCTGAGTTTAAAAGACGTAGAGAAGAAGAAAGAGATTACTACGCTACTCAAGAAAGAAAAGCTAGGCAGAATATGCTTCTTGGTTATCTTGTAAAGCCTATTGGTGAACAAATTGCTGCTGGTGTTTCTGATGTTATTGCAGCGCCTTTTAGAGATCCAATGAAAAAACTATTAGATAGTGAACAAGCTAGGTCGTTTAAATCTGATATAAATAAACTCAATAAATACAAAACATCATTAGTCGGTATACAGAAACAAATCACAGACAAACACAGCGGTGATACTAATTCGTATGCTATTCAAAAAATTACGGAAGATAAAACTAGAGAAGTTTTTGCGGCTTACCAAGCTCAGTATTCTGGTCTTACTGATGCAGAAATAAGAGATAGTAAGACTGATATTGGTAATGCTTATAGAAAAGATTTAGCAGCTCACTTAAAAACTGTTAATGAAGAAGCCGCCGAATACGCTACTAATTTAAATAACGCTTTTACGGCTGCTGCTAGTATGAGTACTTCAGCAGAAATAACAGAAACTTTAGAAAAAGTAACTCCTTATTCTAAGGGTATTGTTTCTAAAGCATGGAACATGGGTTCTTCTTTGTTTCGTGGGGAGCCTATGCTTGGCGGCCCTTCTAAAGCTCGTAAAGAAGAGAGTTTACTTAAGGCACGTGAGATCCTTGACTTTACTACAGAAGAAGTAGAAACCTTAACTACTATTCTTGAAGCAGGCGCATCAAATCGCGCCTTTGAAGAGTCGCTAATAACAAAGTCTCTTAAACAGGATATAAAAAATAGAACAGAATATTTTGACTTCTTAGATAATGAGTCACTATCTGAAGATGTTGCGGCTGGTAAATACAGTAATAATTTCAATATAACTTTTAATAGCTTAATTAAAAATGGTACTACACCTACCTATAGAGAAGTTCGCAATAAAATGCAAGATAAATATGGCATTAATGCTGTTATGTCAGGCGATGATATTAAAAACATACAAGATAAACTAGCTGCAACTAATTCTGAAATGGCCGCTACTAAAAAGAAATTTATAGTGGATGTTTATAACTCTACTGCATCAACGCAAATTGATAGCATAGAAGAAGTGTCTTCTAGAATATTAAAACTACCTGCATATAAAGAGGCTGAAGCTCAATGGGACTTAATAAATAGGGCGGCAACCAGAATGGCAGCTGATAGTGTTTTTAATGAATATGAAAGGTTAACTCCGCAGGAAAGAGAGGCCTATGTAGCAAACACCTCTAGAGAAGCTCAGATAGAAATGGTAGAAAAAAGAACTGTGTTCATTATTCAAAACTCATTAGAAACAAAAGCAGAGACAGAAACTAACCTTTTTAGCTCTGATGTTACTACAAATAAATTTACAGGATTTTTAAAGTTTGACAAAGAGGCATTTGATGCTTCTAAGCAAGGTCAGCCAGCAACTACACCGCCTTCTACTACGACTGAACTGTTACCTTTTTCATCAGTAGAAGATATTTTAAAAGAAAAATATCTTGAAGACCCAGACGCCTTTTTTCCTAAAGTAGTGGCTACGATGAGACAAGATAATAAGGTTGCTATACCTGATGATGATACGTTGTTATTAATGGCAAGAAAGTGGAAATCAGGGATTAACGAAATGCCGTCTGAACCTGCATCCACTGTTGGAAGAGAGGTAGGAGCTGCTGCAATACCACAGGTTCTAAGCACTTTAAAAGATTTATTACCGGGAGTTAGCAGTCTTTCACTAGGACAGACGCCATCTGAATTTTCAAGTCAAAATAAAAAACTAGCAAAAGTTACAGGTACGCCTCCGTCAATGACAGCAACTACAGACAGAGCAGGGCAGCAGCAGCTTTTAGAAAACATAAGACCTAGAGGTGTAGAAACTACAATCGAGCCTGAGCCTAGAGAGCGGGAGCGTTCCTTGCTAGAGCTGCCTGTAGAACCGAAAGAAACTCCACTTACGGTAGACACAAAAGATAGAAAAGCTGAGCCTGTTAATGAAGAAATTACTATGGCTTTAGCAGGTACTGATGCTCCAGACGTTGATAAAGTTAAAGAGTATTTAGATAAAACAAAAACAAAAGTAACCGAAGATGTACTTAGTGATTTAATTAAAACGTCACAATATGATCCTGATGTAATTGAATTACTACGTGAAAGATATAACTACGTGCCAAAAGGTTTAAGTTTACGTGGATATCCGCAATTTAATCCTGCTGGTTCTATTGAAGATAAAGTTAAATTTATGCTTTCTTTAGGCAGAGGAAAAACTGAAGATTTTATGATTGATTTACAGCGATCTAAAATAATGAGTGAGGATGATTTAAAACTTATGACAGAATCTTATCTTAACAGATTAAAACAGGGTAATACTTAATATGGAAAATATTAACGCTCTTACAGAAGATCCTTTGAAAACTCCAGAAGATGTTCCGCTTACTATTGAGCCTATAGAGACTAAAGAGAAAGAATTCGATACTAGAAGTTTTTTAGATAAACTATATGCTGATGCTGCTGAATCTGTTGCTGTAGCAAAAGCTGTGGCTGTTGAAGAAACTCCCACAGATAGACAGATTGCATATGGTATTGCTCAAGAAACTACTTTAATTGGTAATGCTCTTAGGTATGGACAAGCTTTAGTTGATTCGTATACCTATGATGCTTCTTTTGCTGATGCGTTAAAAGTGGGAGAATACGAAAGGCAGACAGGCATAGCTAAAGAGTTTCCTGAGTATAAGTATCTAACTGAAGAAGAAGAATCAATGACAATGTTGGGTGGTAGATTAGGTGTTGCTTTAGTAGACCCTGCTACTATACTTGTACCGTGGATAAAAATTGCTAAAGCGGGGAAGGTTTCTTCTGTAGCTATAAACGCCTCTATTGCAGCTGTAGATTCTGCTACTCGCGATAAGCTTATTCATGGTGAAGTTAATCTTGTTAATTTAGGTGCTAGTACTGTATTAGGGGGTCTTGGTGGTTTAGCATCAGCAGCTATCTATGGTAAAAAAGGAGCTGACTCTTTAGCAGAAATTGCTGAAGATACAGAAGCTATTGCTAGAGTACCTGTAGTAAGTGATGAAATAACACCTACTATTTTAACAGAGTCAGAAGTTGTGACTATTGCAGAGTCGGCACAAAATCTCTTCACTCACAGTGATATAATTAAACTTATACCAGAGGTTTCGGCTACAGGTACAAATCTTACTTTAAGAGCTGAACCTATAAATCAGATGAAAGCTATACTTACTGATATGCGGGCATTACTTAAGGCAGCTGATCGTAAAAAAATAATTTCTTCTTTACAAAAAGAAGAGTATAAAAAACTAGAAATATTAACAGATCCTACAAGTAAATTGGCAAAGAGTTCGGAAGAAAAACTGTTAACTGAGGCTGATACTTTAGCTGCGAGATTAAAAATACTTAGAGAAGCACCTAAAAGACCAACTCCTTCTTATAAAAATGATATTAAAATTCAAATTAAAGCTTTAGAAGATAAAATAGAAGAGGCTACTACTAAATTATATAGTAATCATATAGATAAAGCCACTGCTTCAGCAGATATGGCAGTTGATATCGCAGAGGATTTAGCAGCCAAAGGTAAACTTACTGATAACATATTAGCTGGTTTAATTTCGGAGGCTACTAGACCGCTTATCGGCGGTGTTGGTGGTTTTGCAACAGGAGCTACATTAGGTGATGACGACGATGATGCTATGCTGGCAACTCTAGTCGGTCTGGGGGTAGGTGCTGGAGTACTATCTAAAAGATTAAATAAATTAAAAATAACTGGCTTTGATTTAGAAAATGTTAAAATGACAGTGGCTGAAACTGGTCGCAATTCTTTGCTGGCGACTACAAAAATATTATCTGCTGGTACAACAGCCACTAAGCTAGATGCTTATGGAGGCTGGGCAAAGATTATAGGTAATTTATTATTACAAAAACCGGGAGCCGCTACTAATGCCGTAGAAACCACATACGCTTCTGATGTTTCTAAATACATGAATAAAGTTGTTAATGTTTTTGGTGATTCGTATAACAACAAATCTGTTAAAGAAGTAGTTACTGCTGTAACGCGAGGTTGGGTATCAGCCGACTCTTTAACTGTAGGTTATAAAGGTATAAATAACGGCTTGAAGAAGGGATTAACAGCTGAAGACATTGATGAAGTACGTAGGATAGCCCCTGCTATTACAGCAGAACAAAATATACTTAAGCAAAGTATGCGGGATGCCGGTATTAATTTTAGTGACATTGATAACTACGGTATGGCACAGCTTTGGAACTTTAAAAATATTATGAAAGGAGGTATTGACAAGTTTCAGGAGGATGCTATTCAGGCTTTTACTATACAAGATCAAAATAGGGTAGCGGCTGGTGTGTTAGAAACAATGACAAGCCCAAAAGCTCTCGAAGAAAAAGCTATAGATTTTGTTAATAAGATACGAGGTATAAAGACAAAAGCTGACGAAGACAGTATAGTTCATAGAGGAGTATTTAACAAAGATGGTTCTTTTATTCCTCTTACCGATCATTTTGAAAGGAAGCGGGTAATCACTGATGTAGAAGCTACTAGCTTCATGGCTCAAAAAGGCTGGTTGACTCTAGACCCTATTGAAATATCAGCTAAGTATGCTGATAAAAGTATTAAGGTAAGGAACTTTGCTAATGTTTTTGGGGCTAAGGGTGAGCTTATTACTAGGGCTTTTTCTGATATTGAAAAGACTCTTGGGGGTAAGGGTAAGACGGGTGCAGAGATTGCTTTTAAAAAGAAATATGAGGATCAACTTAAAAGCTCTTTAAACGCTTTCTGGGGTGTACATGGCTCAGCGGATAAGTACGGTAAGTTAGGTTCTGTAATAGGGGCTACATTCACCACGTTAGCTAATGTTACCTACTTGCCCAGAGTAGTAGTATCATCTCTTGGTGATTTAATACAGCCAATACAAAATAGTGGTGTATTCAGTGCTATTAAATCTTCTAAATCTATTGTTCCCGGCGTAAAGAGTTTTGCCTCTAGAGCAGGTTTTCAGTACGACAAATCTTGGGAAAGAGAATTACAGGCTGTACAGACACAAGGAGCTGATCCACTCAGTACTATACACAACAACCTAGCTACTATAAACAAAAGATTTTTCCAAGCGGTATTGCTATCTACACTTACTAAAGCTGCTCGAACATTCGCATATGATGCAGGTATTTATAGAACTTTTGATATAGCCAAGAAAATTGAAAAGTCTAAAGGTAGAATATCTAAAAGCCTTCAAACAGAAATGAACGGTCTTGGTATAGATAAAGATCAGTTGTCGGTTATTTCAAAATTTAAAAATGCAGAAGAAGCTTTTTCTGATGAAAACGCTAATGTCTTTTTAGACATGGCGGGACGTAGAAGTGCTGATAGAGATGCTATTGTACCTATAGTAGGTAATCGATTACTTTTTACACAGTCTAACGATCCTTTTGTTAAAGCTACTGGTCAGTTCCTGTCTTGGGCGCAGGCGAAATCAGCACAAAGTAATTACTTAATAGAGCGTTTAGAAGACGGTGATGCAAAGCAGGCTGTTAGAATGTTAACTGGTGCTGTTGTCTACGCAGGTGTAGGATGGCTTAAAGAGTGGTCAAAGCCTAACTACGATGAGTATAACCCGGACAACTTAGAGCCTGTTAGCGTTAAAGGTATTCAGCGTGGTTTGGCGATATCAGGTAACTTCTTACCGTGGCAAGTAGATAAAATAGTTAATACTCTTTCAACACCTGATTATAGGCCTGTAACCAGTAATATAGCCCCGGCACTTAATATAATTGATGATTTATGGAGAGCAACTAAAAGGGTATCTGAAGATCCAACACGTTTAAAAAACTTACCTGTTATAAATGAGTTAACTAGCTACTACGAAAGAATGAATAGGGCTGCTGGTGGTGTGGTAAACGTGCCTCAAGCCCCTAAAGAGCCTGATCAACGTATAGATAAGATGACAGGTCTTCCTTATGATGTTCAAGCTGGTGATGCTTTTATAGATAACGAAGATCCTTTGAGGCGTCTAGGCTTTAAAGGCGGTGGTGTTGTTATAGATCCTTTGAAGCGTATGGGATTTGGTATAGGTGGAGCTGTTGTTAAGCTAGGTAAAACAGCCTTAAAATCTTTAGATGACGATGTTATTGCCCCTGTACTTACTGGGCCTTTAAAAACTACTGATGAACTTATTGAAGAAGGTAAGAAGCTATCTAACGATGTATTAAATAATCTAGACGAGGCTCTACTAGCTAACAGTGCTTCTAGAACAACGCAAAGAGCTAACACAGTAGGTACAGCCACTAAAGCATCTTCTTATTTGGATTCGTTAGGGGCTACAGGGCGGTCTTTGGATTACGGGGCAGGTAAAGGTTTAAATGCACAGACTAATAAAATAGATGATACTTTTGAGCCTTTCCCTGACGAAAGCTTTATACCTACATTTAAAAATCCTACAGAAGTACCTGAAAATACATATGGCAAAATTATAAGTACTAATGTTATTAACGTACTACCACCAGACCTTAGAAAAGAAGCTATTATGAATATAGGTAAAGCTTTAAAAGTTGGTGGCAAGGCTCTAATACAGACATGGGATGCTGGTGCGGCTAAAAAAGGTATGGCTTCTAAAAAAGCTAAAGTAGTTACAGAAGAGCCTTTAGCTTATACCACATCTACTGGCTCTTATCAGAAAGGTTTTACTATAGGCGAGCTTAAAAAGTATGTTGAAGACACATTAGGAAAATCTTTTGAGGTTTCGACTGTCCCTAATAAGCAGGGTATAAGTGGTGTTTCTGTAGTAATAAGTAAAAATACAGATGATGTTGAGATGTCTTCAAGTTCTTCTGCTATTTTTGGTTTCGGTAAAAAACCGAAGGCTCCTATGGTTGAAAAGACAGCCGAAGAGGTTGTTGTAGAACCAGTTGCTCCAAGCTTTGAAAAGGTAGCAGATGATTTAGTGCTTAACACAGAAGGTAAATCTTTAGCGGATGTCACTCGTTACGTTGGCTTTAAGGGTTTAGAGGCTGGTAAAGAAGACTATAAGATAATAGCCGATAAAGTAGCTAATCAATTAAACGCTTTAGAAAAAGAAGGCTTTTCTTTTGACTATCAAATAGCAAGACTTAAGAGTGGCTCTAGCACAGCATTAGAAAAACCAGCACCTACGGCGTTAGTTCGCGGAGGATCAGCCGGTGTAGCTAATTTCTCTGGTGTAGATAAAAAGGTATCTGTTTTTATAAATGACATAACCCCTAGAGATTCTTTAGCTAATGGTATGAATCCACAGACAATCTTACATGAATCTGTACACGCAGCCACAATGGCTAGTATACGGGTAGGTAACTTAGCATCTCAGAAAGGGACTAAACTACATAAAGATGTACAGGATCTATACTCTTTATTCAACTACGTGATTGGTGATTTTAATAAGAAAGCTAAAGATCCTACTAGTTTAAGTGAGTATGAAACTAAGCTTTTCAGGCGTATGAATAACTCTATGGCAAATGTAGATGAGATTGTAGCTTGGGGTTTAACTAACCCTGATATGCAGAAGTATTTAGAGACTATTAAATATGGTGATACTAATGCTTGGACGGCTTTTGTTCAAAGAATAAGAACCATGTTAGGCATGTCTGCACAGGAAGACACGGCGCTTTCTGAGTTGTTACGGGTTTCTGATGAACTTTTAAATGCAGATGTAAAGCAAGTAGCTTCTGTTGTGGAAAGCACTACTTCTAAAAGGGTCAAGAATAACGAGGGTGGTTTAGTTTTAAAATCATTAAAGAGGAAGACTAATAATGTATAAGTATTTTACTGCCGAAGAACTAGCCTGTCAACACTGTGGCGAAGAGGGCATGAACAAAGACTTCATGTCTAAGATAGAGTTTTTACGTGAAGCTTTGGGCTTTCCTTTTGTTGTTACCTCCGCTTATCGCTGTAAAGATCATCCTATTGAAGCTAAGAAAACAGCAGGGCCGGGCGCTCACTCATCAGGCAGGGCAATAGATATTGCTGTCAGAGGGGAACAGGCTCACAAGCTTCTTAAGAAAGCTTTTAGCATGGGTATAGGTGGTATAGGTGTTAATCAAAAAGGATCTAGTCGCTTCATACACCTAGATGATCTTGATAAGACTGATAATCATACACGCCCTTGGGTATGGAGCTACTAATATGGCTCTCTTAGACTCTCTCATAGGGCCAGTAACAGGCTTATTAGATAAGTTCATTGAGGATAAGGATCAGAAGAGTGCTTTGGCGCATGAAATTGCAACAATGTCACAGAAATATGCGCAGGAAAGTGCATTGGCTCAGATAGCAGTGAATAAGATTGAGGCTGCTAGTCCTTCTTTGTTTACATCTGGCTGGCGTCCTGCTATGGGGTGGGTATGCGTATTGGGTATGGCAGGTAACTTTCTTGTTATACCTTTTGCAAACTTTATAATAACTCTATCAATGGAGATTCCTATCACAGTACCTTTGATACCTTTAGATACAATGATGCCTGTACTACTAGGGATGCTTGGTCTTGGTGGGCTTAGGACATTTGAAAAGACAAGGAAATAGAATGACAGCTTTGGAGTTTATTAACACTGCTTGGCCTGTGGCTGTAGGGTTTGTAACACTGGTCATTGTACTTGCTAAAATGCACAACGATATAGAGACACTGAAAGAAAAAGTGCGTGTTATATTTGAACTATGGAACAAACGAGGAGATGATAAATAATGAAGAAAGATCCCAGACTTGATAGGGCAGGTGTGAGTGGTTTTAACAAACCTAAGAGAACTCCAGACCACCCTAAGAAGAGCCACGTAGTTGTAGCTAAGGAAGGCGATAAGGTCAAGACCATACGCTTCGGAGAACAAGGCGCATCAACAGCAGGTAAACCTAAAGCAGGTGAGTCTGAGGCGATGAAGAAGAAGAGAGCATCTTTTAAAGCTCGTCACGGTGAGAATATTAAGAAGGGTAAGATGTCAGCAGCTTACTGGGCTGACAGGGAGAAGTGGTAATGCGAGTCCCAAGCTATCTCGCTTTATGGGGCAGTCCTTATTACTTAACTGCTTTTAAATCTACACGTTGTGACTTACTAATCTTCTCCGACAATTCTATTATATATGAAGAATGATTCTCCATTAATTTTAGAATTGTAGGTAGAGTAGCTTTCTCTGCTTGTGCATTTGATAGATACCCTATTGCGTCTACGTTTAATCTTAACACAGTAACAATAGGTAGTTCTATATTCTGAGTTACGTATATATCTTCTGTTATCATTGTAAGGCCGCCAGTTCGTTTTCAAGATAGTTATGGAGTTTAGTAAATTTGATGCGACTCTCTCTTACAATCTTCCTGATGAGAAACGCATCTTCGTCCTTGAATATACTACTTATTTCATCGTAAGGCAACCCAGAAATTTCTGTTACTAGGTTACCTCTCGAATCAATTAGTATTCTAAATGATGCTAGATTAGCTTCAGATTTCACACATACCGCCAACACAAGCAAGCTCTTGGCTGCCTGTAGTCATGTCCTCAAACTCGAAAGCTGATAAAGCTTCCCAATCAAACTCAGGCATAGTCTTTAATACCTCAGAATATTTAGCTTCAGTACATTCAGTATAAGGAGCTTGGTCATAAGTATGATCACTATATGGTAGCAGACTGATGCCACTCATCATATCAAAATTCTTCCACATCCAGCTACATATATCAAAGAACTCATCGTCTTTATAATAAACTGTGATAGAAGGTTTATGTTCACACCAGCTGTCTTGGTAAATCTTCCAAAGCTTTAGTTGTTCTAAGGCACCCATGTCTGTAGTGTATATAGCGCCTTTAGGGGACTTTACAGGGAAGCTAAAGACAAGAGTAGTACCATGATATAGGTCTTGTTCAGTAGGCTTTAGATGGCTCCTATCGCCGTCTACAGAAGGCTTACGAGTTACCTTAGTAGAGTCTACTTCACAAGGGAAACCAGCCTGTAGCATGTACTGAGCCATAGGGTCTTTAGAATCTGCACGTACTGTCCTAATATAATAAGGACTGAAACGAGGATGAATACCACTAGCACTGTTAACAAGCTGTGAAACAGTACCGGAGGGTTTAACACAAGTAATAGCAGCAGCTTGGTTAATACCTAATCGTTTAGCCCACTTCTTGTTTGTCTCAACAGCTACTTCACGTAGAGTACTAAGCACCACATCAAGATCTTTACCTGAGTTAGTAATCTTAGCATCCATAATACCAGTGAGACTAACACCTAGCAGGGCTTCTTCCTCAGTATTCTTCTTCCAAATAGCACGAAGATAACGGAAGTCAGTCAGTGTAGCTTGTAAAGTTCCTAGAATAGCTGCAATGCGTACCTTCTCTTTTAAACTATCTAAGGTATCATCTGCACGTACAACTACTTCTGAAAGATTACAGAACTGATTAGGTCTGAGAATGATTTCACTACAGGGGTTAGTACCAAAGTCATAGTCAGCTTCACGGCGACCATTACGAGCTGCAATCTTCTGTGCTGCTACCCGGCTAAAGACTCCACGCTCACCAGACTTAGAATCGTACAAAGCTTTCATCTCATCCATGAAGAAATTAAATTCAGGCTTCTCAGTATAACAAGCACTGTTATTAGCTAAGGCTCTTTGACCTTGTTCTTCCCACCACTGACCACTCTTAGCGTTACGTAAGCGACCATCAGAAGGGTTAGACAAGCTGATCAAAGCACTACGCCTTACACCACCTACAACAATAACCTCTGCAATCTTACAACACAGGTCATGGCACTCAAGGCTATTAAGCTTACGACCTGCTGCTCTTTTAAAGATCTCAACAGTATATTGAAACAGATCTACTAAAGGCTGTGGGCCACTTGCACGACCGCCAAAGGTCTTAAGACGTTCTCCTGCTGCTCTGACCTTAGTAACATCCCAGCTTGGAACTTCGCCAGCATAGAGCATAGCAATAAGCTGACGCATAGCCTTAGCCCAGCCAATCTTACTGTCTGCTACATCAATAGTAGTATCAGTAGCATGAAGCTTCTCTGCAATCTCAGGAAGCTTAGCAATATACTGACGCTCTACGGAGAACCCTACACCTGTACCACACATGAGGATGTACATAAGCTCATCGAATGCTTTAGGGTGATCAATAGGTAGGTAGGAGCAGTTGAAACCTGCTACGTTATCCCTGTCTAATGCTGGCCCTGCTGTCATAACACAACGCATAGAAGGCATTACTTCTAGATTAACAATAGCGTCTGTGATCTTCTGCTTTTCTTCGTTACCAATCTTGTTGCCCCAATAGGCTACATAACGCTGGGCTGTTTCTTCCCATGTCTCACGCCTACTCTTATCATCTTGCCAACGAGCATAACGACTCGCTGCTATAAATTTACTGTAGTTATCCATTATCGTTTGTCTCCGTCACCTCTGATGGTGCCTCTCTCAAGGCGACCTGTTAATTTTTCTATATTATATATTGCAACTTCTTCTAGTTCAATACTGTTTTTCTTTAAAAGCACTGCAAGATTCCATAGTACATCACCTGCTTCAGCAATAACATCTTCTCTTACAATAGTTTTAACATCGCCACGTAGTAAAGGCTTTACAAAGATATCAACAAGCTCTGATGTTTCTATCATAAGACTTGCATAGGGGTAGAAAACATTATCATAACTTGCAAATGTTTCTGCCTTATCTTGATATTCATTGAAATTCATTTTTTAAAATCCTCTCATATTTAGCTTTAAGAAAGTCTTCATTCTTTTCTCTGTACTCTAGAAAAGTAATTAGCCCTTCCCCTTCTTCTGATCTCTCTGTACAGTTAAGAACGTACATAGTCCAGCAGTAATTTTTAAACTCTTCTTTATCCATAGGTTTATCTCTCAAGTATCTAAAAATCACAACATTTAAAAACATGACTATAAGCATAGGTGCTGCTATTAATGCAGCTATTCCTAGCACAATACCATTAAGATAGCTAAGCAGCTTATACAAGATTTTCATTTCAAAGCCTCTTCAGATTCTAACTTTCGCAGTTCTTTTTCTAAAGCCTTTTTAATATTCCTTTCTTTCTTAACGCCTTTAGACTTAACTTTTTTGTTATATCTACTGCGACGTTCTGCTTTAGTATCTAAATAGTTATTGTCCATCGCTCTCTAAAACCTTTCTTAGTTTTTTCTCGTACCATTCAGCTTTTGAAATATCCTCTATACCATTTTTATTAGGGTAACGCCATCTATATTTAAAAGAGTTGCCACGTAGATAACCTCTGAACTCTTCTGGAGTTAACATAGATTGCATAGCAACAATACATTCTACTTCCCCAGAATTGTAATGCTTAGGCTTAGCAACAACATCGTAAGTTATTAAATCTTCTACGGTGTTATCTATTAAATTACTTTTGTAACTAGCCTTCCACGCTGAGTCCCATTGTTCAGGTACGATGTCATTCAGCCTGTTCTTCTTCATACTCGCTTCTCCATGAGTCAGGTAATGTTTCTTCGGTATACCATCTAAAGTTATTATCTGTAGCCCATTCACCGTGGCTACGTTTTGTACCATCTTTCCTACGCTTAGCCTGTGGCATAGGGGCTGATGAGTTTGCAAATAAGAACACTAACTCTATGTCATCAGGCAAAGCTTTTCTAATCCATATGTACTTACTAAACTCAGCATAGTCCCAGAAGCGTCCCTTAGATTCTAATAAAATCTTCTTACGTTTTATCACACGTACAAAATCAGGGTGGTATACGTGATTTACTGTGTAAGGAACAGTGTCATCGTGGTGTATCCAATCCTTTAAGATAGTATTATGTAGGGTTTTTTCCCATTTTGAATCGTAGTCACTGGGTTTATCAGGATCTACTGGTCTAACTTTTCTAGGTTTTCTGCTCATTAGTGAATAGCGCCTTTCCGTTTAATGAGTTCTAATTCTAACAGTACGAGTAGCTGTTGTACAATCTCAATGGGTACTTCTCTCATTGTAGATTTCTCAACTACAAAGAAATTAGCAAGCATAAGTATCATATCTTCTGGTTGGTTTTCTACTATCATGATCTTTTAGTAGCTCTTATATACTCTGAAATTGTAGCAGCAGTTATATTTTCAATGAGTGTAAGTGGGTTGCGTTTAATAATCATCTTTATAATACGCGAAGAACCTTTCAAAGAATAAGGCATTGAGTAAGCTGTACCGTTTAAATAAGAGTAAGCGTTAGTCTTAGGTAGATTATTAACAGTAACCTTAGCAGCTTCTGTATCAGAGAGCATAGACTTCAGCCACTCTGTTGCAATAGCTTTTGATTGATTGTGAATTCTTTTAGCGACACGACCATTCGTATATAAATTTCCTCAACTTTAGGTGTAGCAATTACCCTTGTAAAATATTTTAAACCTGTAGAATATTTAAAAGCTCTTAAGCCTTTACCGTTGTTAGCATCTGCCCAGCATTTGTTTTTAAAAGAACAATAGGTACAGCCTGAAGCTAATCGCTTGTTGCCTTTAACGCCATCAGCTATATCTTCATAGCATCTATCAGGAGGTGTTTCTTTTTTTATTGATACTCTAAGGTTATCTATGTGCTTACTAATGTTAGGCTTTGAGAAAGGCCCCGGTCTGAATAAAGCCAGCTCACCTGACTCTTTATTGATTGCTAAGAAACCACCATCCTCTGTACCTTCAGCAGTTTCATAAGCTGCTAACTGTGCGATATATCCGAAAGGGTCATCGTCAACTAACGAGCCAGTACTGAACTTTTTAAATGCAAAGTTAGATGCTGTTTTAATATCTACAACCTCACCATCTATCTTACAGTCCATGTGACCAACGATACCGTTAACAGTTACTTCTTTCTGTTGATCAGTTATCGCATGTCCTGACATCTTAATGAATAAGACTAACAACTCTTCTAGCAGATGTCCATACAGAAACTTAATCTGTGTAGCTTCATTTGGTATGTGCTTTGATTTTTCTGCTAACGATACTCTAGACTCATACCACAGCTTCCTTGCCGGGTGTCCTATGTTAGACATTCTTAAACCAGTTGACTGCTTGTGCGGAGATGCCCAGCTTTTAACAGCCTTCTTTACACTCTCTCCGAAATCTTCTATATCTTTATCAGCTATCTTAAGAGCCTTACCCTTTGATAAGTTTGATAATGATTTATATATGTCAGTTACTAGAGTATCTAAGCTCAAGCTTGAGTTGTTTATTTTCTTCTTCGTCGTCATCTTGTATCTCGTCTGTGTGTTTAGTTAAAACATTAATTGCTTCTGATAGTAACACGTCAAACCACTCACCCGCTACACCTTTAGATATTTTTATAAGTTTATCGTGTATCTTTTTCTCTGCTGCTCGCCTGTCGGATGTGACAATGTAATGCTCTAGATAGTAGTCGCGTAGTGGACTTGATGTCTGGTAGCTATTTACTCTATCGTTAATGTCAGCAGCCATACCTACCTTGTACCACCCTTCCCATGCTGGGTTAGATAAGATGTAAACATAACCTTCCTTCGTTAGTGTGTACTTAGGAAGAGATGAGAAGGCAGCTTCTTGAAATGATTTATAGCGCCCTGATTTATGTAGGGTATGACTCTTAGAAACTTCCTTGCCATTCAAGTACATCCTCTTAGAATCACGTAGCTTTACAGCAGCCGGGTTATCTTTATAGTAATAAGGCTTACCTGTCTTAGGGTTAATCTCTTTCACGTTAGTGTGTTTCACTCCAGTTATCTCCTACCTTGTATTCCCCATCAAGTGGGCAATTAAGTTTAAGAACTTTACCAGCTTCGATGATAGCCTCTACACCTAGCTTACCTACTAGCTCAGCATGTTCAGCTATAACCTCGATCTGCCACTCATCATGTACATTAGCTACGAAGTGAGCATCTATATCTTTAATCTTATCAGCTAAGATAACCAATGCTTTCTTCATAGTGATGGCACCTGCTCCCTGTAGCAAAGAGTTAAGTGCTGCGTGTTCACTACGGATATAAATCTTACGACCATCTAAACTTTTTAAATGACCTTTTGATGCTGCTCTGCTAACTTTATCTTTAAGATGTGCAAATGATGGGAGATTATCAAAGAATGATTTTCTAAGGTCTGCTCCAGTTTTTGCACCTCCTCCAGCCACGCTTCCAAGCTTAGCATCTCCTGCTCCGTATAAGAGTGCATAGATGAAAGTCTTAGCCTGATTTCTTGATTCAAGTCCTGCAAGTTTTTGATTAGTGGTATGTATGTCGCCGTTAATGATTTCATTTGTGTACTCCTTGTCGTCCATGTAGTGAGCCAGCATCCTTAACTCTAAGCCACTGGCATCTATACCTACTAATTTATATCCTTTGGGTACAGTCCAGCATGATCTACATTCTTCTCCATACTTTGAACCAGCATTAGGAACCTGTGCCATGTTGGGACTTAGATGTGACATACGTCCTGTGATAGTTCCATTCGCTATAACAAACCCGTGTACTCTATTGTCATCGCCAAGGAACTTTAGCCAAGACTTTATCTGACCTTCTCTCTTTTGAAGCAGAAAGAATTCTTTGATAAGCTCAGCCTCTGGTATACCTTTTATCTGACTCAGTGTTTTCTCGTTAACTACTGGTCTATCATTAACAGTAAACTCAGTGGGCTTCCAGCCGAAGTCTTGTAAGTACTCACCAATCTGTAACCTCGATCCAAGATTAAGCTCAATCGATGTTGTCCTTGTAATACTTAAAGGATAAGCATGATTCTTTTCGTGGAACAAGGCGTACTCTTCCTCCGTTAACCTTACACCCTTACCCTCAGAATCTTCTGCAATCTTTGAAATGCTACTAGACTTGGTATAACGAGGGAACAGTTTTAGTTTGGTTATCTTAGGGTGAAATACATTAGTGACCTCTTGCTCTACTACCTGCATCCTTTCTCGTATCTCAGCAAGAAGAAGCTCTGCCTTTTTAAAATCAAAGTAGAAGCCATGCTCTTCCTGTGTCTTCATGATAAATGCTATGTCTTGCTCAAGTTTAATTGATTCAAGTGAGAAGCCACGACTCTCTTCTCTGAGTTTAAAATATGCAGCAGTGTTCAGCTCCACATCTCGTATACAATAAGTAAGCATCTCATTACTGTAAGCATCAAACTCTTTGAAAGCAATCTTAGGAAAGTTTAATAACTGTCCCCAACGAGAAAGACCATGACCACCATCACGGGTTGGGTTAAACAACCTAGACAGTACTAAGGTATCTATTATATTTTTATCTTTGCTGAAGTCAGGTCTATTCATTAGCCGTTGAATAACAGGGATATCAAAACCTATAATGTTATGACCGACTAAATCATCTGCACTCTCAAGCAGATCACATCCTTCTTCTAACTGATTAGGCCCATAGGTGTAGATGGTTTTAGTATCTACATCCTGCGCTACAATACACCATATCTTTGTAGCATCTAAACCGTCAGTCTCGACATCAAAAACAAGTCTTGTCATTTCATTCAAACCCCAATGATACTAAGTCATCTTCTTTAGATACCTGTATGTCACTCATGTCCATCTCCTGTAGCCTACCAGTATCATCGTCGAACTTCAAGTGTGTAGCTATACCAACATCGCCAGTGTATCTAGACTTCAGTACACGGACACGGGTAGTAGAAGCTTCAATGGGATCATCAGACTGCTGGTTTCTCTCTAGTGAAATAACACAGTCGGATAACTGGGCGATGCTTTGAGATCCTCGCAAGTGATTCAACCCTGTCTCGATGCCATTCTCATGTCCTTTGTTACCATCTATTCGACGAAGGTGCGACACAAGAATAATACCAGCCCCTGTTTCTTCTACAAGGGTTCTTAAGCGGTGCATGATAGCGTCAATAGTACGCCTCTCGTCACCTTCAGCTGATGTAGACACAAGCATATGCAGGTGATCAATCACTACCCACTTACAGTCGCAACCTATAATCATAAACCGTAGCTTACTAAAGATAGCTTCGATGTCATTGGCTCCGAAGTGTGCATGAATCCAAACACGGTTGAAGTTATCCTTGTCATACATTATATCAAAGAAATTATCTAGCTCATCCTCAGTAAATGAATCTCTTATTCTATCGATATGTAGTTTGGCATTAGCCTCAATAGATAGGATACCATCAACTGTTCTGTTGAAGGTTTCTTCTAAGGCGATGACACCTACATTATGGTCAGTAGTTTTAATAAGCCAATGCTCTAGCTCACGTGTAACACTGGATTTACCTAGCCCTGTACCACCTGTTAAGGTAATGAGTTCACCTTGTCTTATACCTTCCAGCTTCTCGTTCAAACCTTTCCACGGGAATGGATAAGATACCTTCTTCTCTCTGTTCTTATACTTCTCTCTGTTCTCTGAGACACTTAGAACTCCTGAAGGTGTGTATGTCTTTGCATCCCACCAACATTGTACAAAACGCTTATGCCCGTTAGCTTTTAATAGATCATTGGCATCCTTGAAACCTTCAGGGAATGTCAATATCTTTGCCTTACCCGGCTTCAATAGCCTAGCTACGTGCCTCGCTGCTTCCTTACCTACAGTGTCCATATCAAAGGCAATGACCACCTGATCAAAGCTTTCTAAGAACTCTAGGTTATCCCTTACATCCCGCTCTGCACCACCAGCACCGTTCTTCACTGACACTACAGGCCACTGTGATCCGAGCAACTCATAAGCTGCCATAGCATCACACTCTCCTTCGACTAAGGTTACAAACTTACCGCCTTGTCTGAAGAGATGCTCTCCGAATAGCTTAGCCTGTGTTGATATACCCTGCCATCTAAAGTCCTTGTTACCTACGAACCTAGTCTTGTAGGCAATGACATCATTCTCACCGTAGTAGGGATAGATATGTTTAAAGACATCTC